TGTCGCCACGATGTAACCAGGCACACCGTCACCGAAAGACACAGTCTCTTCTGTCGTACCAATGTCTTGGAAAACAGCTCCTGCCCGAGCAGTCGCTTGGTCAATCTTCCGACTGGTCGTCGCAACGTAGTGCTTCAGCAACCCATTGGTCACCTGAGCACCAACTGTAATTGTGATCTCTTGAGCCATGTGTCAACCTCTAATCTGAAAAAAACGGCAGGGGGATTGCTCCCCCGTGCCGCCACGCCGAGACGAAAGACGTACTCGAATTAAACTGCTGCAACGTCGTACCAAGAAAGCTCGACCTGCGTGCTGGAGCCATTCTCGAAGTAGGCTGGCTTGAGGCTGATGTCAACCGACATGCCGTCGCTGAGAGGGAAGTCCATGCTGTTGGTAAAGACGCAGAATCCACCTCGGATACCTTCAGCTGCACCGTCAGCACCAGTGATGGTGTTGCTCATCAGAGCGTACTCAGCAGCACAGCCACTGAGGAACAGTGTTCGGATGGTATCGCAGTTGGTGTTGTTCGTGCGGTATGTCAGCTTGCCGCTGATCTCCACATCGATGGTTCCGTGCCCGAACATCTTGAACTTGGAAGTCCGGTCGCTGACATCAAAGCTGTCGGCAGTCATGGTCAATGACAGGTCGCGAGCTTCCTTGATGTGAGTCCAGGTTGGTGACGCAACCGTACCAGCGTTGTGGTAAAGTTTTGCATCACGACCTGCATTTTTTGAACAGTAAGTAGTCGGCATTTTATGGGTACCTCAGTTTCTCGAAGTGATAGACGAAATTAGTAACACTCATGAAAATCCCATCCGTCCGCAACATCTGCGGATCGTAGACAGGGTTATTCTCGAAAGGCAAAATCAGTCGAGCACTGTGGGCCGGCTGAATCTCAATCGAATTGTCATCAAGCACCGCAGGAAGCGTCAGCGTCTGCTGCGAGTCCCAACAGAGAAAATCCTGAATCTGTTCTGAGAGCGACACGCAGTCGTCGATATCAGACTCGCGGGACGCGGCGTTGATACCAATACTTCGCATCACTCCAACAGCGACGGTGTACCGGAGGTACTCCCAAGCGCGGTCGTGAACATCACCCTCAAGACCACCAAGCATGATGAAACACTTGGCGACTTGGATCTTCTCCTTTTGTGCTTCTGGCACCGAAGACCTCTGGAACGTAACCGGAGTCACCCACTGCGTTTCGCCGGATTGAGTCCAATACGGTGCCGACACGTTTTGCAACGAGGTAAGCACAGCATCAGCAATTCGTGTTCCGACCGCTTTGCGTTTTGCCATTACAGTTCTTTGGCCTCTTTGGTGTGGATTCGCCAGATCGTGCGACTCATGTCGCTGTGCCTGTTAGGCTCTCCAGCGGAGGGCAAAATCTGAAACGTAACCACAACCCCATCAATCGTCTCGTCTATCTGGTCATCAGGCTGTGGGTCAGTCAACTCACCCCCAATGACATACTCTTTTGTGTCAACGAAAAAGTCTCGGTATCGCACCAAGACCGCCATGTCCTCTGTGACAAATTCTTCGGACCTGGTCTCACCTATCGTCGCAATCGCTTCACCAGTCTGTGCAACCCCATCGACAAACCTGCGGAGAACGACGCGCCGACCAGAGACCCGTTTCATCGGGCCTCTGGCAGCAAGCATCGCTCTCTCTACAGGTGTTGTCATGGTGTCAATTAGACTAGGTTTCGATTGCTTCGGTGCTGGACAAAGCTTCCGTCACGATGATTGGAATGCCTTCGACTTCGCGAGGAATCGGGGCGGGTGTGCCAGTCGCGTTGGTCGCGGTTCGCGACTTACGCAGCTGAGACAACGACCGGCGATTCATGACGATGTGGGTCGGAACACGACCACCTGGGAACTTCGTCAGAGCCTGATAGATCAGGTCGTCGGTCAATCCCTTGCCCGAGTCTTCGGTCAGGTTGGCGATACGGGCGATGTCGAAAGCGCCACCAATTTGCAGACCACACCAAGCAGAGCCGGGGGTGTAGTAAGCTGGGAAGTGCTTGCTGGAACCGTCCAGCATGTCCATCACGACGGTTTCGCCGAGTTCGATTGGGTTCTCGTCACGCATGACCGAGCACATTGCGTTCTCGCCAGCGGTGATAAGCCACACTGACGAACCAGTGTTGGCGGTTGAACCAGCGGCGTTGACCACCATCGTGTCAGCCAGTGCGTCGAACTGAGCGTTGTCGAGCAAACCAGCGAAACCGCCAGAGTCAGCAACACCAGTGCCGTAGAAAATCTGCCGCTCGTAAGCGTAGAAGGCAGCTTTCAGATGACGCAGACCTTCACGGGCGATCAGGGCAGGAGCACCACCCTTACGCCACGCCTTGGCGAGTGCGTAGTCAACAGCCCAGCTGAAGTCCAGAACCTTCAAGTCGAGCGACACGACAGTGTCAACCGAGTGGTCCAGTTCACGACCCGCATTCACGGCGCGGAAACCGACGACAGGAGCACCAGTCTCCTTGACGTACTTGTGGTTCGTTCCGTTGCTGGAAGAAACCATCGGGAGAGTCATCAAAACAGGAGCAGCCTGGCTCAGGTCAGTCACCTGAGCAGGGGACAGATCGAGGGCATCGCCCACGAAGTCTGCCAATACAAGAATGTCATCAGCCATTTGTCAAATCCTTACCAAAAAAGTAACGTCGTTTTTCCAAACACCCGTCAAACGTCTCGCCGCCAACTACGCCTTGAGACGAATGTTGGACACAAAACCACCTCGAACCTTAGAGGTAGACGCAGGATCACCTCCTCCCTGGGACAAAGGCACTGACTCGGACTGCTTCGACAGCTCGAGTTCCTTCTTCAACTTCTCGTTTTCGGATTGCAGCTGCTGCAACCGGCGAGACTGTGCTTCTGCGAAGGAGATACCTTCGATGTACCAGAATGCACCTTGTTCGCCGAATTCACAGACGAACCGCTTCACCTCTTCGCGAGGGTCGGCAGAAGAAAATTCCACAGCGTTGGCCGGCTTAACTTCAGGAACGGCTTCGCTAGTAGCTTCTGCTACAGGCTCTACGGCAACTGGAGTCTCAACGACTTCCGCGACTTCGGTCGGCTCTGAGAAGTTTCCTTCAGCGAGCTTCCCCATTTCATTTGCTTTCACGATGGATAGTCCTCTCGTCGAAAGAAACCTCTTTAAAAACCCGCTGGCCCGCTCAGGGTCAACGCCGAGCGTCACAAGCTCGGGTTTTTTTCCGGTCGTCTCACCAGTGAGATAGGACAAAAGTGCTTCCGCTTCCTGGAAGACTTCGTCGCGCGCGAACAACCCGTCTGGGTTGGCCGCTGGATCGTCCACGATGTCCACGGCGCGAAGTTTCGCCAAGCGAACATGTGGGTAGTTGTTCACGTTTTGTGGATCCGGTGATTTGAAACGAGACAGGTCCACGTTGCCGTCGCGGTCAATCGTCGCGCCGTTCTGGAGCATGAACTTGATTTCAGCCTCCACATCGCGGCTAAAGCTGATGGACGCTCCAAAACTGGACGGGTCCTCAGATGCACGCTCAATAATGTGTTCGCCAAGGTCGCCGTCAGGTGTCTTGCGAGATGACTTCCAGAAATGCAGGTCACCTCGGACAACGTCAGGAGAGTCCGAGGGTGCCCAAGTCACACGACCGAGGCCCTTCGCCAAGCCATCACCACTCATGTCGGGGTGTGTGTATCGCGACTTGATACCGGCATCAGCCACCTTGAGTGCTGCGTTGACCTCGGAGATGAAAGTGGTGTCAACCCACGCTTCATGACCAAGTGCCTCACCACGGGTGATCACCGCGAGACCAGTAATCAAACCGGCACCGAACCGACCACCAGCGTTCAGAACACCAGAGGTCGCTGACAGGCCCCGTCCGACCGGAGCACGGTAGTACGTTGGTGCCTTACTCAGATTGCTTTTTTTGGACATCGCTGCCTCCGTTGTTTTGTTGTTTCGCTGCCGCTTCAGCCTCGGCCTTCTTCGCCGTCAGTTCAGGATTCGGGTCAACCCCCGACTCCTGCATGTACTTCTGCTCTTCGGCCAGTTCGTCAATAACGTCCCGCCAGTCGTCGCCGTCAGTTTCCATACGGACCTGAGCACGACTCTTGAGACCTGCATTGATCGCTTCGATGTTCGCCTTGACTTCATCACCGGGGTTCCACCAAGGAATGCCCTCGGGGATCCACTGCCACTGCATCTCTTCGGGGTCGTAGCCCGCAGGAGCAACGAACTCACCGCTCTGGATCGCCAACCCAAGCCGCCACTTCAGCCAAGTGTCGTTGAACTCCTGAATGTCGCGCTGCTTGTCGCGTACCGACTTCTGGTACAGGATGAGTGCTGACTTGGCACCGAAGAAGTTCGTGTGTGCTTCGTCGTAGAATGAGTAGGGGATGCCGAGCGACTTGAGCGAAACAGCAATCAGCGTCTGCCAGAAGTCGGCAGTGTTCGCACCGGGGGTGTTCCCCTCCAAGAACTCGGCCTTCTCGCCGGGGTTCAGGTCGAGAAAGATTGGGCCCTTTGAGAAGTCAATGTTGTAGTCGCGCGTGCTCGAGCCGGCGTTGTTGCCGTCGTCGTCACCAATGCCGCCACCCCAGTCAGTCTCCGCTTCGCGGTAGATGCTGAGTGCAAACAGCTGGGCAATCTTGCTCTTGGCGAGCGCGTAGTCAAAACCCTCGTACAGCCCCGTCAGCGTGTTAATCGCCGAAGCGATCAGCGGCACACCACGGTACTGGTCGAACCTGTCGAAGTACCCGAACCAGATAGCTCGGCTTGCGCCAACAGCCCGCTCAAACTCAAAAGACTGAGCACCCGTTCGCTTGTGTACTGCGTACTGCGAGACGCGCCCGTAAGGCCCAACACGAAGGCCTTGGATCCACTGACCAGTCGTCTCATGGTCGAGGCCGGGGTCGCGGACTCGGTCGCCTTCAATCGCCTGCATCCAGGCACCAGACTCGGATGCCACCTTCACCACCAAGATGTCACCATCGATAACTCGGGATGCTTCCAACATCCGCATAAACCGGCGGTGCGGATGCCTCCCCGTCACATCGAAGTTCTCAGCCATCATCAGCCGTTCCACAAACCGTTCCAGTTCGCGGTCGAAGTCGCGGTCACCAGAACGGCTGCGGAAGTTGTGGCTAACGACGAAGTCCAAGTGCTTATCGATCATCCACCGAGCGGTGGCGAAGTTGCGCCGAATATCGCGAGCGGAGGCAACGACCACCTTGCGGTCGCTGCCCTTGAGTACCTTGTCTTCGGTGTCGAGATTTGTCGCGGGCATGCGGCGACGGTTCGTCTGCTTGGCGGCATCATAGCCACCAGTCGTCGCGAACCCAGTCCACTTCGCAAGCCGATTTAGAAAGCTCATTCAGCCCTCGAGATATCAATCGACCCGAACAAAGGACGAGGAACACGCTTGCCCTGCAAGTTTGCCAGCTTGGCTCGCAACTCTCGCAGCTGCCGCCGGCAGTGCTCGAGGTCGAACGAAGTAGAACGACCGTCCTCGACCACTTGCGTGACACCAGAGTTGACAATCGCCTCGAGTGAGGCGATGTCGGTCTTCAGTTGTCTTC